AGCTTGCAACGTGGATTAGTAAAAATTGTAATTTTGACCAATTAATTCTGGAGTTTTATAATGAAAGCGACCCAAATTCTGGATGGGTTCACTGTTCAGCGGTGAAGGAAGGGCCGCGAGGACAATGCCTATCAGCCACAAAAGTGCAAGGACGGACAAAATACGAGCAGATAATACTTTAGATCCAAGTACTAATATCTTCTCCCATAATTTCATTTGCTATGTTTATTTTTCTCCTTAACGCTTTTACGATACGCTCATCTATAGTACCTTCTGCAATTAAGTCCACATATGTAACGCTGCCAGTTTGGCCAATACGGTGAGCTCTGTCCTCTGATTGTAATCTTTTTTCTAGATCATAGTTGTTAGAATAATAGATTACTGTGTTGGCAGCAGTGAGCGTGATTCCATAGCCTCCAGTTTGTGGATTTCCTACGAAATAGCGCGTAGGGCCGTTTTTTTGCTGAAATAGAGCAATTTGATCCTGCCGGTGGGTAGAGTCCACAGAGCCGTGATATTCGACTGTAGAGGCCTCTCCGTAAGCTTTTTTCAAAGCTCCGACTATATTTTTTATGTCTTCAACATAGTTTGCCCAAATAATGACCTTGCCCTCAGTTTCTTCTAATAGCTCCATCAAAGAATCAACTCTGTTGTTTTTAAGGTGGGTAATAGTGCCATCATCTGCCTTAAAATGACCACAAGTTACTTGATGCAATCTCATCAGTTGTGTCATAACATTTACGGTTGACATCATTTTACCATTATCAAGTATAGCAAGAGCAGTGTCTTTTAATTGTTTGTAAGCTTTGTCTTGTTCTTTAGTTAGCTCGACAATTCTTTTTGTGAATACTTTTTCTGGAAGATCTAAACAATCTTCTTTCAATACACGATAAGAAAATTTTTCTAGTTTTTGTGAAAGCTCTGGCAATCTTCTGTAACTGCCTACAATTTGTACGCGACGGCCACCAAAGTTTCTTTCTAACATGTGGGCATACCTTGCTCTATATGCGTAGTAAGATCCATATCCTAGATGGTAAGGATCAAGAAATTTACACTGACTGTACAAGTCAAGTGGTGACTTTGTAACTGGAGAGCCTGTTAGAATTCTACGATACTTTGCAAGATCCTTTATTTTTAAAATATTTTTTGTTCTTTTAGCTGTGGGATTTTTGATTGTCGTAGACTCATCAATTCCTATCAAAGCTCTTCCAAGAAATATGTTAAGGAAACTGTGAGCAAAGTCCAGTCCTTTCGTGGTAGAAAATGCTTCTACGTTTATTATCAATATCTTAAGATCATCTTTTCCATCAAACAAGGTATCCAACTCGGCTTGTTTTTTCTTAGTAATATTCGGTTCCCATAATACTTTAGTATGCTCCACGTGTTCTGGCAGATGAACCGGAAACTCTATCTGATCCCAGTTCTTGTAAACACCTTTGGGTGCCACAATTACAGCGCCACGAATTGCACCTCTGTCATATAGCATAGCGATATTATCAACGAGGACCTTGGATTTACCTGTGCCCATCTCCATAAATAAAGCGTAAGTTTCTGAGGCCCAAGATTTTTCCAATGCCTTTAGTTGATGCTCGTATGGCTTGGTTTTAAACTTATAATGTTTTATCATATTTTCTTTCTTGACATTTATATAATCATGACTATCTTGGAAGTCAAGAACAATAGGAGAAAGAAATGGACAAAGATAAAATTATACAGTCACTTCTCAAACTGTTGCAAAAAAACAACAGTGAGATAATTAATCTGAATATTCAGATTGATGACTTGACAGATAAATTAAACGCAGTTACTGCTGTAGAAAAGAAAGAAGATGAAAAGGAAAATATTCGAACTGTACGAGCCGACAAGCCTAACTGATTTTCTAGAATTTAAAAAAGAAAATCCGGAAGAAACTTTTGTGTATGTGCTACAACACCCGCCACGTAATGTTAACATATTACAGGCTAGTGATTATGGTTATTTAGTTATTTGTTTACAGCAGTATAGTCAGGCTGTAATATCAATAGCACCTTTTATTAGAAAGATGAAAAAGTGTTTAGGACAAATGACAAACAAAGATTATATCCTGGGTCTTGGCGACCCAGCTATAATAGGTATATCAACTGCAATAGCTAGTGATGTTACCAATGGACAATTTAAATTTTTAAAATGGGATAGGCAGGAGATGTGTTACTACCCACTAGAAGTAGATATCTATCAGAAAGGAATATAATGGATAACGTAACGATTGAAGATCTAGAACAGGACCAACAAGAGGTTTTAGAAAAAACAGATATAAATACATTGGCATCTTATTGCCGAGAACTACAGACGTATCAAAACGATATTGAAAAGTTAGAAGAATTAATAAAACACAAAAAAGAACAAGCAGACAAGATTGGCTCAGAGATAATACCAAACATGCTAGCAGAGCAAGGTTTGGCATCTTTGAAGTTAGCTGATGGCAGCTCTGTTGATATAAAAAAATCATACAACTGCACCATTAAAAAAGATCAAATGGAATCAGCTTACAACTGGCTTCGTGAAAATGGACTGGGTGACATCATTAAAAATGAAGTTGCTGTTCAGTTCGGTAAGGGCGAGGATAACAAGGCAGAGCAATTGCTAGGCCTTGCAGTGCGAGAGGGCTATGAGCCTTCGCAGAAGCAGAAGGTAGAACCTATGACTTTGAAAGCACTCTTTAGAGAGCGTATCGAGGCCGGCCTCGATATGCCCTCGGAATTCTTTCACACTTTTGTGAAGGATCAAACTAAACTAGGCCGGAAATAAAGAATCATGAACCAAGAAGGAGGAAACATGAACCAAGTAGCGAAAAAACAAAGCTCAGATGTTGCTCTATCGAGTATGTTTGAGCAAGACCAAGCTGGCGGCATGGAGGGAATGGGGTCTGGCGATTTTGCCATGCCTTTTCTTAGAGTGCTAGGACAGCTGTCCCCAGAAGTTAACAAGAGGGACGCTAAATATGTGGAAGGTGCAGAACCAGGTATGATATTCAATACCGTGACTGGACTGGCATATGATGGTGAGAAAGGTGTCAACGTAATACCATGCGGTTATAAGCGTGAGTACGTTGAGTGGTCAGATCGTGGTGAGGGCACAAGCGCTCCAGTAGCGATACACTCAGTTGATAGTGGTATCATAAAAGAAACCACTAGAGGCTCTGACTATAAAGATAGACTATCTAATGGTAACTATCTAGAGAACACTGCATCATACTTTGTAATGATGGAGGACATGTCTCAAGCGTTGATTACTATGAAGTCTACACAACTAAAAGTTAGTAGATCATGGAACTCGATGATGAACAGTATTAAACTCAAAGGTAAGAGTGGTGGTATGTTCACGCCGGCTTCTTATAGTCACGTGTATAATCTTAGCACAGTACAACAATCAAATGACAAAGGAACGTGGTTTGGTTGGAACGTGTCAAAGGTTGGCCCTGTACAGGACAAGAGTCTGTATGCGGCTGCAAAACAGTTTGCTTCGAATGTGGGTAACGTTCAAGTAAAACATGGTGAAAGTGAAACTAAGTCTAAGGACGAGGTGCCATTTTAATCATGGTGAAGGAGACGCGTAAGTTCATCCCCCCTTATGCGTCTCTGACGTTTGATGAGTATTGGCTCGAACAAGACGAGCTGTGGGATATGAGTTTGAAAGAATCTAAAAAGCAGAAAGAAGAGAGGTTAAAAAAACTAGATGAGCAGAACACTGTATCACAAGAAATATTACAGGATAAGAACACTAGCAAAGCTTAGAGACAGAATAAAAAAGTTAGAGTTTAGATTACAGGACTTTATGAAAAGTCCTGAAGGAGAGATGTATTATAAGCGTAAAGCTAGTGAATATGGAAAAGAATGGCGAGAAAGAAATAAACACTTATGAAATTTAAGGGGATATTCGAGGGTAATAATAATGCGTATGGTCAGCTAGTACTTACTGGAACAAAAACAGAGAAAGGTAAGGCTGAAGGTAAGGCTTTTATTAAAAGAGCTATAGTAACAGATAAACTTTGGCAAGATCACATAGATGGTAAAGATCCAGCGTTGGGAGTTATACCAATCAACGAAGACAACATGTGTAAATGGGGCTGCATAGATGTAGATGAATATAATTTAGATCACTCAATTGTTATCAGAAATGTTAAAAGCATGGGCTTTCCGTTAATAACATTTAGGTCCAAGTCAGGCGGTGCACATTTATTTTTATTTTCAAAAGAATTTATACCTGCTGCATTGATGCAGTTAAAACTAAAAGATATGTCAGAGGCACTTGGTTATACAGGTAGTGAGATTTTTCCTAAACAAGATGTGTTAGATAAAGCAAGCGGTGACACGGGTAATTTTTTAAATTTACCTTATCACGGTGGAATCAGAGGATTAAGATACACTTTTGATGAATCAGGTAACGCGGCTAGTTTAGAATCATTCTATTCTATGTATGACGATCTAGCACAAACTAGAGAACAGATTGAGAATATTGTCGTAAAGAAAGCAAAAGTTATAGAAATATTTCCTGATGGCCCTCCTTGTTTAAACAGATTAGCAGAGGAAGGTTTCGGAGAAGGATCCAGAAATAATGCTCTATTTAATTTAGCAATCTATAGACAGAAAGCAAACCCAGATAATTGGCAGGATGTTCTTGAAGAAGATAATCATAAGTATATGGTGCCACCATTAAAGTCAGCTGAGGTTCAAGCTTTAGTTAAGTCTATTGGTAAACGAGGTTACGATAAATACAAATGTAAAGACCAACCAATATGTGGTGTTTGTAACGCATCAAAATGCAGGACTAAAAAATTTGGTGTGGGTTTTGAAGATGAGCAAATGCCTGAATTAGATTCTTTGACTAAGATTACATCCAACCCACCACAGTGGTTTTTAAATGTTGCAGGCAACAGAGTAGAACTGAAGACAGAACAATTACACAATCCTAATTTATTTGCGATAGCTGTGTTAGATCAGGCTAACGTGGTGTCACCAATACCAAAAGCAAAAGATTGGAGAGAAGTGCATTTAAAAACATTGATGCAAAACTTACAAGAGATAGAACCACTAGAGTCTTTAAATCCTATCAATCAAATAATGAATTTATTATATGACTTTACAGTTAATGGACCGCAAGCAAGAACAAAAGAGGACATAACAAGAAAGATGCCTTGGACATCAGAGGACATAACATATTTTAAAATGGATCACTTTTTTTCATTTGCAAAAAGAAATAATTGGGAGGTGGACAAAGTTAAGACAGGTAACTTGATAAAACAGTTAGATATATATTTAGATGAAGCTAGATTAAGTTTAGAAAAAAGCACTCCGCGTGTAATTAAAATAAAAGCTATGAAAGAGAAGAAAGAGAAAAGAGAGAAAATTAAGTATCAAGAGGGGACACCTTTTTAATGAAAACAATAATACTAGGACCACCAGGCACAGGCAAAACAACAACACTATTAAATTTAGTAGAGGAGTTTTTGCGTGCAGGCACAGACATAAAAAAAATAGGATACTTTTCGTTTACAAAGAAGGCTGCGTACGAGGCAATAAGTAGAGCTGAAGAAAAATTTAAATTAGATAGAGACGAGATACCTTATTTTAGAACACTACACTCTCTAGCGTTTGGTATGTTGGGTGCGAAGAAAGAAAGTGTCATGAAATATTCTGACTACAAAGATTTTGGTTTAAAGTGTGGCATACCAATCAAGACAGCATGGTATCAAGAAGGCGATGGTTATTTTAATTCAGACAACGAATATTTAAGAATAATAAATAAAGCTAGAGTTATGGAGACAACTGTGTTGGAGCAGTATGATAAAAACCAACATAGTCTAGACATAGAGCGGGATCTATTATATCTTTTAGATCAAGAACTTAGGACATATAAAGACGAGAAAGGCTTAATAGATTATAATGACATGGTTGAACAATTTATTAGACAAGATATATCACCATCTTTCGAGGTATTATTTATTGACGAAGCACAGGACCTCTCACCTTTGCAGTGGAGAATGGTCAGGACTCTATGGGCGAAAGCAAACAAAACCTACATTGCTGGGGACGATGATCAAGCTATATTTAGATGGGCTGGCGCTGACGTTGATACTTTTATCGCACTTAAGGAAGAAGTAGATTACGTAGACACACTTAGTCAATCTTATAGAATACCTGGTGGGCCGATACACGATTTGTCACAAAGAATAATTAGAAATGTTTCTAACAGATATGACAAGGACTACATGCCAAGACAAGAGGTAGGTGATCTTACAAGATACTCTGACGTTACTCAGGTAGATATGTCACAAGGTGAGTGGTTGGTATTGTCATCAGCTAATCATTTTTTAGACAACATAAAAGAGTTGTGTGAATTACAAGGTTGGTATTATTCTCACAAAACAAAGAACTCTATTAAATTAGATTTACTTCTTGCGATTCAGGCGTGGGAAAAGTGGAGGAGTATTGAAACAACTTTACCAGTTGCATCAATAAAAAATATTTATTCTTATCTTGGTGACAATGTAACCAAAGGTTACCGCACTGGTAAAACGATGAGAGATGATGAAACTTATTATATTGAAGAATGCACCGAGGATCATGGATTACAAACTACAGATGTTTGGTACAAAGCGTTTGCAGAGTTAGACCCGACGACAGAAAACTACATCAGAAACATGTTGGCTAACAAAGAAAAAATTTCACAGACACCACGTATAACACTATCAACAATACACGGAGCAAAAGGAGGAGAAGCTGACAATGTATTACTTTTACCTGATATTACTAAGTCTGCTGTTGACCACAACGATATTAATCCAGACGAACTACATCGTTTATTCTACGTTGCTGTAACGAGAGCAAAAAAATCTTTACATATATTAGAACCAAAAAGTTATGATAGAGCATATTTGTTATGAGATTTCACGAACATGTAAAAGGTGACAAAGCAGAATACATAGCTGCAATGTGGTTGTGGGACCAAGGATATTTAGTTTGTAGAAACATGTCTCAACAAGGGCCGGTCGATCTTGTTGCAATAAAAGAATACGAGGTTATACTCATCGACGTGAAGTCAGAATGCAGAAGAAAGAGAGATGGTTATAAAATTAATAGATCACTTACACCAGTTCAAAAAAATCTTGGTGTAAATATTTTAAATGTAAATGTAGAAACAGGAGAATGCACCTATGTCTAACCCATATGACAACCAGGTTGGAGGCGACCATTATAAAAAATACGAGATACAGCCTAGCGAATTCATCAATAAAAACAAATTGTTATTCGCTGAAGGATCTGCTATAAAGTATATAGTTAGACATCAAGATAAGGGAGGCAAAGAGAGCCTCGAGAAAGCGAAACATTTTATTGATATGATAATCGAAAGAGATTATGGATGCAGTTAGATTTTTTTACATCTCCCCCCACAGGTGAAATAGAAGAAGAACGTTTTGATATAAGCACGTGCACTTACCCACACGTTAATACTCAGTTTCCAAGACAATGGAAATATTCTGACATACCAGAAAAAAGATTTTATTTATACAAAACAGGCGGAACAAACCCACTTATGCCTGAAAAGGGCAAAGTCTTTCCAAAGCTTGTAAATGTTAAAACAGGAAATAATCTTAAGCCAAGTTTTGGTGGTGGTAATTCAGGGACCTATCCAATGTGGAGCATTAAAGGAACTACAAATAGGATAAGTCATATAAATTTAAAATGCCACAGATTGATAGCAGAATGTTTTCTTTTAAACACTGATCCTTTTTATTACAAACTAGTGGATCACGAAGATCAAAATCCTTACAACTTTGAATTGATTAATTTAAGATGGTCAACTAGATCAGGTAACGCTAATAACGTAGGTAAGCACAATAATGAAGAACTAGCTAGAAAACAGATAAAATTACGAAGAGGATATAGAGAAGGAGGATTAGTGCAAGATGATGTAATATCACTCGTTGAAGATCCACCTTATATTTTAAAATTATGAGAACTACACAGCAACCACTTTTTACACCGCAGACTGAATGGGTGCCACCAGATAGATTACCAGACTTATCACAATACTCAGAGATTGCTATTGACTTAGAAACAAGAGATCCTAACCTGCTGACAATGGGCTCAGGCGCCGTGAGAAGAGACGGTGAAGTTGTTGGTATAGCGTTGGCAGTTGAGGGTTGGTCAGGATATTTTCCTATCGCGCACGAAGGTGGTGGGAACATGGATCGGGCGATTGTCTTAGATTGGTTTGAAGAAATTTGTAAAAACACATCTACAAAAATATTTCACAACGCTATGTACGATGTGTCCTGGATACGTTCGATGGGCTTTCACATCAACGGTGGCATCATCGACACAATGGTTGCTGCATCGCTGTGTAATGAAAATAGGTTTAGTTACACACTGGACTCTGTTGCAAAAGATTATATTGGCATGCGCAAGAGTGAAAAGCTATTACAAGAGGCTGCAAAAGATTGGGGTATAAATGCAAAGGCAGAGATGTGGAGACTACCTGCACCATTTGTTGGTGAGTATGCGGAGAAGGATGCAGAGATCACACTAAAGTTATGGCACGCTTTGCAGCACGAAATGGCCAAACAAGAGCTGTGGAGTATTTTTGATTTGGAAACTAATTTATTTCCGTGTTTGGTTGATATGAAGTTTAAAGGTGTGCGTGTTGACGTGGCAAGAGCAGCAGCTGTCAAGGAACAACTAATTACAACAGAGAAAAAAATATTAAGAAAAATTAAAAAGATATCGGGGTTTGATGTTGAGATATGGGCTGCCGCATCTATTGCAAAAGCATTTGATGAAGCTGATATACCATACGAGAGAACAGAGAAAGGCGCACCAAGTTTTACAAAAAATTTTTTAGCTACACATCCAGCAGAGCTACCCAAACTAATTAATCAAGCAAGAGAGATTAACAAAGCAAATACCACATTTATCGATACAATACTCAAACACGAATACAAAGGCAGGATCCATGCCGACATAAATCAGATACGATCCGATGATGGCGGCACAGTGACCGGTAGGTTTAGTTACAGTAACCCGAACCTGCAGCAGATACCAGCAAGACACAAGGAGCTAGGACCGCTGATTAGAAGTTTGTTTATACCAGAAGAAGGACACAGGTGGGGCTGTTTTGACTACAGTCAACAAGAACCAAGAATTCTAGTTCACTTTGCATCTATAATGGATATGCAAGGAACGGACAATATCGTTGAGTCGTACAGAGAAGGTAGCGCAGACTTTCATCAGATGATAGCTGACATAGCCGGCATCGAACGTAAACAGGCAAAAACAATTAATCTTGGTATCATGTATGGTATGGGTAAGAACAAACTCATGGCTGAGTTAGGCATGATGCAAGAGTCAGCTGAAAAACTATTGAAGACGTATCACCAGAAAGCACCATTTGTAAAAATGTTGTCAGAGGCAGCAGCAAGACAGGCTGATGATGCTGGGGTTATTAGGACTCTGGGCGGTAGAAGGTGCCATTTTGATTTATGGCAGCCAAGACAGTTTGGTATTAATAAACCATTGCCACAAGCTGAGGCACTCAAGGAATACGGACCGGGGATTAAACGCGCGTTCACGTACAAAGCTTTGAACAAGCTGATCCAAGGATCAGCTGCGGACATGACAAAAAAAGCCATGTTGGCCTTGTACAGAGAGGGGGTGATTCCCCATATACAAATACATGATGAGCTTGATATCTCAATACAAAGCCCTGTTGACGCAGAGAAAATTATTGGAATTATGGAAGAAGCGGTTGAGTTACAAGTGCCGAACAAGGTAGACTACGAAAAAGGAGATAATTGGGGTGACATACGATAATGACAGTCCTGTTGAGATTACGCTGGGCATATGTGAGTCCTGCGATAACTATGTGCCATTCTTAAGAGTGGTAACAGGAGATGATAGATTGGTCTACAAGTGTTTAACTTGTAAAAAGAAACACATACAACACGTCAATGGCAAGATAACTTTTAAATATTTAGATGAATTATATAATGTCGGCAGCCGAGAATAGCCACCGACATATGAAGGTGTGAAGATTATTTTTAAAATAAATTAAAATAAACTATTGTCAAATATAATATTCGATATATATAATCCCATATAATAATATAAAAAGGAGGCAAAATGCCAGATATAAGTAAATTTAAATCGGTGTCTGTATCAAGAGATACGCATGAAAAACTTTTGAGTCTAGCACAAAATAAGTTTGAAGTGCCAGTAAGTGTACAAAAAATTATAGAATTTTTATTACAAAAGGAGTTGAAGAGAAAAAATGGTAGATCTAACGGGCGAGCACGCAGTTAAAGCCATTTGCCCTCGTTGTAAAGGCAATGGATATATCAATGTCATTAGTGAATTTGTACGCAGACAAGAGTTTGATTGCCCACAATGTGACAGTCAAGGATTTGTAATGCTGCCAGCGAACCAATGTAGAAAGAACGTAGAGGGCGGTATAGAGCCAAAGTGGATGAAAACAGGAGAAA